TTTTTCATGGGATTTCATGTAGCCATCTAGTAAACAACTGTAAACGTCATCATAAGTTACAGGAAAATCATAAGGAGCCATGCAGATATTGGCTGATGCTGAACACATAATTATTGATAATACAAATTTCATTTATTATTTTTTACCTTTAAATATTTGTGTTCCTTTAATTCCATAAATACTTGCCACAACAAGAATCCATAAATTTGTAAACCAAGATGGCAATTGTTGAAATTGATCAAAAAACATTTTTATTTTTTCAGAGGCTTGTGGGTCATCACTAAACACACCCCAAGCGATCACCAATATCGGCAACGTTAAAATTATAAGTACTGCTTCGTCTTTCCAGTCCGATTGTCTTGCTTCTAAAAGTTTTCCAGAATATTCAAGTTGGCCTGTAGCCATTTTTTCTGCATGTTTAGCTTGTGCATCAGCCATCATCATTTGAGTTTCTTTTTTCTTCTTATAAATGTGACTTCCTGCTTGAACAGCTAATTTTAATGCACCTAAAATTGGAAATGCCATAATCCTCCTAAAGTTTTGCTGATTTCATTTTACCTGCAAGTTTACCTGCTCTATAAGGTACTTGCCTTGCGTAAAGGCTGTCTAAAATTTGATTTCCTGCTTCTTCGTAATCCTCATTGTCCAAAGCTGCCAAGCATTTTACAAATTTCATAGTTCTTGGCATACCTATATTGAAAACTAATTCTATAATTACTTCTCTTGCGATATGGTTTACTGGCTTACCTTCTAAAATTTTATTTGCATCAGTAAGTGCTATGTTAAAATCCTTATCAAATACTTCTTCTAAATATTCTTTTTCGTAAATTTTGCCATCAACCCAATTATCCTCAACGCATAAATGTCCATAGCCTACTGTTCTCTTTCCCAAAGTATCTAAATAAACAGTATCTCTATAACCTTCATGTTCTTTGATCTGATTTTTTAAGTCGTCATACATAAGCAATTATCACAAGCACAAAGACCATATCTGTCTGAGTGTAACTCATCAGCACAATGGCATTTGTGAAAGCACTTTCTACAAATTTTTTTAATTTTTCTTTTTATTTTTCTTGGCTCACCAAAATAAAGTTTGTCCATATAGTCAATAAATTTTTTAAAATAATCTTTAATCATTTATTATCCTTAATATTTTTTTCTGACCCATATAGATTTCTGTTTCAGCTTTTACAACTTTACAAGAAAATACAACTCTTTCTGGATTTACTTCTCTTTGAGCAAGTCTTTTAGATTTAAGACACAAACTCATTTTGTCTTTATAAACATGCTCAATAATTGATCCGTTCAATGTTAAAATGAGAGCCACCACAGTTTCAATCATTGTCTAAAACCTTTCCCTTATTCATTCCTTCTTTGATTACATATTTTTGAGTTCCGTTAGCTCCAATATTCACTTCTTTAATTAAATATTGAGAAAAATATTTTTGTTTTAATTTTAATTTTTTATCTTCAATGTAATGTAAAACTTTTCTAGTGATCCTGTTTACCGCCATTTGCAAACTCTCTTTGTCTATCTTTTAATCTTTCAACATCTGACTGCAATTTTTCAATGATACCTTGTTGAAATTCCAATAAAATATTTTGTTCTTGATCATTGGCTGACATACCCATTTCACCTCTTGGGTATTTTATTGAAAACTCAACAACTTTTTCTAAATCCTTTTCTATAATTAATAATTTAGTGCTATGAGAGTTTAGTTTTTCTGTTATCTGAAAATAGGCATACACACCTACTGCCACAGCTCCAATTATTGCTAAAAGATTTCTTATAGGTAAAGAAATTTGTGTGCTATCATTAACTTTCATGGTCAATCATTAATAATTTAATATTTAATTTTTTTTGTAATTCTGTTCTACCTCTACCAATAGTCTTTTTGTAATGAGGTTTTTTTAATTTTTTTCGGTAAGTATTAGATTTTACATCTAATAAAGTAGCATTACCTTTTCTATCAACCACTACTAAATCAAATGGACATTGGGGATCTACAGCTTTTGCAACATAAAAATTCTTTTTTAAATAATCTATGATTACTTTGTATTCTCCGATAGATCCTTTAACTGATGTTGTTAGCTTGTTAGGCTGACCACTAGACTTAGTAATGAGCTTAAACTTATCATTCCTACAGCCCATAATAATTTATAAACATTTGAAACTTTAAGGTCTAAATGAGCCAAATGATTATCCTTAATAACACTTATTTTGTTATGTATTAATTTTATTTCCCCTTGAAGCTTAATAATTTCGTTTGCGTTCTTTTGAGATTGTGTAGGCATTATTCAACCCTCATATTATCTATAATAAATTCTTTTTGATCTCTAAAAACATCTTGCAATTCTAAAAAAAATTGTTTTTCATCCTCATTTTGGCTTGATTTAATTAATCCTTTTAAAAGTTGAGCAGAAGCAATATATTTTAATTGTCTTGGTGCAGTAATATCTAATGCAGTAATTGCTAAATCAATATTTTTTGGATTTGCTAAAAATGCTGACGTTCTATTAGTCATGTAAATAAGAGGAATTGCAGCTACAGGTGATGATAAAACACCTGCACCCATAGCGACACCACCTAAAATACTTCTTGCACCTCCCAATGTTGCTCTCCTTGCAACAAATGATGATACATCAGGAATATCTAAATTGGCATGATATTTTGAAACATTAATTAAATCTTCTAATCTTTGTGAATCTAATCTTGTTCCTTTTGTAATATTTTTTAATAAATCAGATGCATTTTTACCTGCAAGACCTAGTTCTTCTTCAAGTATAACTGGGTTAAATAACAATCCTCTTAATTTATCACCTCTTACAGATGCTTTTTTAAATGCACCATCTATAACTTTTCTTGCAACAGATTCAAAATTTTCTTGACCTATTAAAGTTCTTAAATCATCTAAGGATTGTGGAGATCCTGTTTTTACTACTGCTTTAAATATTTCGTCAGGCTCAATAGATCCAGGCTTATTAAAACCTTTTACAAAAATATTTCTATCAGCCTTTGTAAATTTTTGAGCTGTTGATCTTCCATAAAGTTGAATACCATTTGCATAAAATTTGTCAGCAATTTGTAATTTTTGAATTAATTTTTGTAAAGTTTGTGGAGTTACATTTGGATCATTCGCAAAAGCT